TTTTAATAATAAGCTCTTTCTTTTTTGTAATCTTAGAAGATATATGAACCTGAGTAGAGAATAGTTCTAATTGTATATTCTCATAAAGCTTCAATAAGTCTTCTATATTCTTAACTGGAATAATCTTAATTTTAAATATCTCTTTGGAAGCTTCCATAGATTCAATGGCAATCTCAATTTCATCCTGACTAAAATACTGATTAAGTATTCTATATACAGCAACACAGGATTCAAAGTGATTACCAATGTTTTCTGGTTTGCCAGAAATGTCTAACATCTTGGCAAATTGTGGTAATGTCATAATTACCCTCCCATTACATCTTCAAAAGCTTCTTCCATATCTACATCACTGACATTTGAGGAGGCTGTACTCGAAGAATTCTGATTCCGTCTGGATTCTTCTCTCATTCTTCTTTGTTCTATTATAGAAGAGGGAGAATGATCTGAGATATGTCCATACTTCATATCTACATCAGATCTATTCTGATTTCCTATCTTATAATTTGCGATAGGACGTTTAGATCGTTCTTCTTCTTGTTTCTTCTCTTTTTCTTTCTTAGCATCATCTATGGATTTCTGTACTTGATAATAGTACAGAGCATGGATAAATCCCATTGGCTGGTCTTTAGCAGAGATAATGTCAAATCCTCTTCTAAAAGCCGATTGCAGATGAATTAGTCGATTCGCCAGGTGCTCTGCATTGCCAATTGATGACGTGTAAAAAGCAACTGATAGGGAGACATCGCTTCTGCATCAATATGATTCATAAACTTAGTTCCCTTCTGTGGTCCTTCAATATATTCATCTTCAAATTCTTGTGCAGGAATATGATACTTGATTAAATTGTTTGCGGCTACTTCTCTATAAGTAAAGTAAGAGAGTTTACCATTAAACATAGAATAGTTATCTGGAGTAATGGAAGAAATCATCTTATAGATAACCAAACACTTATTCTTAATCGATTTAACTACAGAATTCTTATCTGCTTTGAAATCAATCGGGCGGAGTAATTTACGTTTCTTATCAATAAAGAATGCCCGATCAATATAACTGGAGATAATATAAACAGATTCATATTTCTGTCTAAATTCATCATCCAAGTATTCCAATTCGATTAAATTATAGAGAGATCTTGGACGAAGAGTAATAGCATAATTATCAGATAAAATATAATCTTCTTTTCTAGAAGCAAAGTTATCTTCTACTTCTCCATGTTTGATAATATCTTCAAAACGTTTCTTATCTTCTTCTTTAGCAGATTCGTCAAACTCATACATATCTTCCATGTTACATTTAACCATCATAAACTCTTTTGACTCAGGTTTCTGATAGCCAATGTAGTTGGATCCACTAAATGTTGCCTTATATATTCCAAAGTACAGCTGATCTAAATCTCCTGCATCAATAGATTTCATCCATGCAGTAAAAGAAGTCGGTTTATTTGGAGTTACATCATGAGCATACATAGTAGCAAATACTTTCTTTAGATGATCCAACTGAGAATTATAGCTTTCAGAAGAAAGTTTAACAATATCAGAACCAGTCAATGGAGTGAAATGAATCAGACGTCCTGTATTAAAAAGAGGAACAGATTGTGATTCTGTAAAAGACTTATCCGTCTTAGCCACATATCCAATAGCTGTATTGATATTCAAAGGAGTTCCAGACATAGTAAATCCAGTCAAATCAATAGATTCTGTAGGATCGATTGTCTTCTTGACTACTTTCTGGAAAGATTTAAATTTATCAAAAGTAATCTTTTCTTCTTCCTTTTTATCTTCATCTGTTTTTACTTCTTTTTCCAAATCTTCATCCGCATTGATATCTGCATCTTCTATAGAAGAAAAGTCATCTTCATTTACATCCAATTCTTTGATAGCATCTAAAGAATCAGACACTTTTTCTTCAATCTTCTTATCAGATTCTACCGACTTAGCCTCTGGGCGAATATTGGTAATATCTCCTTCTCCAAGCTCAGATTCTGCTTGTTTAGTGGTTGCATTAGGATTAATCATATCATTCATACTTCTGGCTTCAATCTGTCCATTAAATTCTGCCTGTTCTGCCAATTCTTTACATTTGTCAATGTATGGCTGAATTCTATCACGCATCATTTCTTTCTTAGTGCGTTCAATATTTTCATCAATTCTGTCATACATCTCTTCTTCAAACTTCTTAGCAGCAGATACTTCTTCTGTAAACGGTTTGATATCTCCTGCATGAACCGTTTTCATTTCAGCAGATGATTTTGTTCCTACCATCTTAGGTGTCAGAATAATAGGTTTCCCTTCTTCTTTAGTAATCTGTACTTCAGTAGCAGGGTCTGTTTCTACAACAGTCTCCGGTTTAACCTCTTCTACTTTTACAGGTTCTTCTTTGATTTCCTCAGCAGTTGTCTGCGGATTCTTAATCAAATCATCTAAAGAAATTGTTTTTTCCTGCATCGTAAATATTCCTCCTTAAAATTTAGGTATTCTGTAACCATGATAAAGTTTTGGTTTCAGTATCCAATAGCAATACATACATCCGTTTTCTTATCGTAATATAGATATACAGATTCTTTTGTAATTCATCCACCGTATCAAACTCTACATCAACAGAACGAAATTCTGGCAGATATATATTCTTCTGGGTGTTGACTTCATCTTTCAGTCTTCCCAGATCGTCCATAAATGTATATCTGTAGTTCTCAACAAGACCTACACCCATATTGGGTCTGGTCGGATATGTACCAGGTTTCATCATGATCAGCATAATAATCTTATCTATAACCGCTTTAACTCCGGTATCCACTTGTGGCCTGTTGAATTCATCCAATGAGAGATTATATTCTGAATATCTATTATTGATTTGAGATGTAACTGTATTCAAATTTACATTCACTTTATCACCAGCTTTCATATCCCTAAAAACATTAAAAATGCTTACTATGGTGTTGAAGGCATTGAATATAATTAAAAATGGGTTCTTGTAATCTAATTCTTCTGAAATGATATACTATATAGAGGAGAGAGACTAATATTAGTCTCTCTCCAATACTGTATATTTATTTTGGAGTATATCATGGATTTAGATATACAAGAAAGGAAGAGCGGCATAATGACACAAGATATTTATTCTGTAGATTATGCTAAATGGTTCTCATCTGATCTGAAGATTGGTTTAGACCGCCTAAGCCAAATTGAAGAGACTGATGAAAATAAAGAATCATTACTTAGTCTCAAGAATGTATTTATGAGAAATATCATAAATGCACAAGATATCTTATTGAAGAATCAATAATATTTCTTAACATAGTCTCATAAATATAGACTCTGCCGCTCCACGGAGTCTATATTTATCTCTATGTTTGTTAGTGGTTTATTTTTTATTATAGTAGCTCGAAAACATCTAATTAAACTGAAAAGACGATTATAAAGGAGGACAATGATGGCTTCTGATAGAAAAATAAAATGCCCTTTCTGTACATATAGAGAAACCAAAGATAAAGTGATTGATCATATTGATCATAAACATGAAGATATGATTCCGGAAAACTATAGTGCAGCTAGAGTATTGTTTGATCATATTCATCATAAGAATCATGGTACTTGTGTGGTGTGCAAACGTAAAACCGAATGGGACGAAAATATTCAAAAATATAAAAGACTCTGTGGAAGATCGGAATGTAGAGATAAACTGCGCAGTATGTATAAACACAATATGATGAAAGTCTATGGCAAGACAACCATATTGGATGACCCAGAACATCAGAAAAAGATGTTAGCTAATCGGGGTATTTCTGGTATATATAGATTTGACAATGGCAAGATTAAAGAATATACTGGGTCATATGAAAAGAAATTCTTAGAGTTCTTAGATAAAGTACTTCATATGGATCCAGATGATATTATGATGCCTGGACCTACACTAGAATATGAATATAAAGGCCAAAAACACTTCTGGATATTAGACTTTTTATTGCTTCCGTTTAATTTGCTTGGCGATATTAAAGATGGTGGAAATAATCCCAATAAAACTCGTATGCCAGAATATAGAGCTAAACAAGTAGCTAAAGAAAAAATGATCACGAATATGGGAGAATATAACTATATTCGTTTAACCAATAATCAATTTGATCAACTCTTAGAATTCATGTATGAATATAAAATGCAATTATTAGATGATTCCGATGATAATAGAAAAGCAATCATTAAGATTAATGAAAGCACAGATATACAACATGAATCTATTCGAAATATTTTAGGCACAGATAAAGTAGTTTCTGGGTTTATTCCTAATCTAAAAGCGGAGATAGACGACGATCAGTGGTATGATTACAATCAAGTCGATGAAGTCTATTTTATATATCCATATCATAATGGAGTATTCGATATTCCTATGAGAAAGATAGAACAAATAGAATGCTTCGATGATAAGAAGAAAGCATTGTATTATGCTTTATATCTTTGTACTCATGGAGCCACTCCATTATATGTAAAAGATACTTTACATATAGATCCAGATTGGTGGAATGAGTACAAATCAGAGCAATTCTATTTCTTAAAAGCTAAGAGATTTATTATTAAAGATGGTAAGTATATGATCAACGTAAAAGATAAGCTCTCTTATAGTGCTATCATTACTAACTTGAATAAAGTTGTACATGAAAAATGTAAACTTAAGAAAAATGAAATTAAGTTTGATGGATGGGTAAAGTAGGTGAGAAAATGAGTAAAATAAATGAAACTATGGGCTTAGCTGGAATAGGTGGTCCTATAGGAACAACCAATGCTATTTTTGTTTCTAAATTACAATCTCCAACTATGCTTAGACCACAATATTGTGTGCAGGATGATATGATTACAGATAGCATCATAACTACTGATAATGATGGTATATTACGAAAAGTATCTTCTGATTATCTCAAAGATAAAAATGTTCGTATGTTTAAGTATATGGGCAAAGATCCAAATAAAAGACTAATGACTATTTTAAATTCTGTAGATACAGAAGTACCCAGAGAATTTATATATGAAACTATCTCTGATAAATATTTAATAGATGATAGTCAAATTGAGTTTGATGAAGACTTCCAAGAAGTCAACTTTAATGAAATGAGAGCTATGATAGAGAATGATGCTTATACCGTATTGAATAAGTTTATCTATCTGGCTAATCCAGAATTAGCAAATCGATACACTCAAGTATCCAATCATGAATCTTCTGAGGTATTAGATGGGCATTCTTCTGATATTGTAATTATGGAAGATAAGTCTATGGGTTATTTTGCTATGAATAAGAAATCTCTTCGTAGATCTAGATTCTTTGAAAATGTAAAAGATATTGAGATTTATAATGATTTAGAAGAATAATCTGAGGTGATCAATAGATGAATTCGCATTACTCCAATCCTGGAGAATTACAGAAATATTTATCCACCTTTGATTATAAGATGGGTAAAGATTACAAATTTCAATCTCCAAGAGATTTTGAAAAGAATAAATCAGGCATATGTTGGGATTATGCAGAATATGAAGCATGGGCTTTTAATACTCATTTTACTACATTCAAAATGACTACCGGTAAGCTGAGAAACAATACATATTCTTTGTATTTTACTCAGCACAAAGGTCATGATGGAAGCAAAGAATATCCTACTCATACATGGTTAGCTTATATGGAAGATGATACTGTATATGTTGTTGAAGCATCATGGTCGGCTAATGCAGGATTGCATAAGTATAAGTCGGAACAGGATATGATCGACGCATATATTAAGAAACATAATAAACATGGTGACCCATATATACTTGCCAAATATCCAATGATAAAGAAATATGGATTGACTCCAGAAGAATATTTGAATAGAATGTATCAAGTGTGTACAACCATACATGATGATAGAATATTTAATGAAGCCTTTCGAATAAAAAACAGTAATGCTGATCTGTCTGAACAAGATAAACAAGTCAAAGATTGGAGACTAGGTTCCAATATCATTCTCTTATATTCTTCGTATAAAAGATTGAATGATTTGGAGACGGATTATAATCGTTTCTTAAAAATGCCTTATTCTCAGCAAGAGGACTCTGATGATGTATCTGTACGTATCTTCGGTAAGAAGAACAAAGAACGTTATGAGGATATGAGACATCAATTCTATAGTGCAGAAGTAATTAAAGATTATGTAGAGTATGATCCTAGATTCTATAATATAGATCCGATAGATAGAGTATTCTTAATGAGGCATTTGATCGATGACAAGATGTTTCTCCAAAGAATAGACAGAAAAGAATTCTTATGTAATCTCCAAGAAGATGCTTCTGATTTTGATTTAGATTATCATACTGATATTATTAAAGAAGATTTAGAATCGGAGTATAGGTCAGAAAATATCTTTACCAATTATAATTGTCAATGTCCTATGTTTAGATCAGAAGATGCAAAGATATTATATTTAAATTCCAATGGAGAACCAAAATATGGGAAAACTGATGTAATCTCTTATGATTTCTGGCAAAAGTGGAACGAATATATTTCTGGAAAAAATATGATATCCTATGCGACTAAATATGGAAATTCATATATGAATATGATTCTGGATCTCAAGCAAAAAGGAGATAAACAAGGTCAAATTGAATTAGGATGGAGTCCTGAGATTTCCATAACTTTAGATCAGTTGTCTAAAATACAGATAGCCAACTATAAATATATGAATCAAATCATTGATCACGTTCATATCATCAATGTAATGGATTATATGAATTCTTTGTCTGGAAGTGATGAGAATATCAGTCCAGAGTATAAACTAGTAGACTCTTACTTCTTATTCTGCGAGTTAGATAGAGATAACCAATATATTATACGGCTATATTTAGTTCCAACAATTAACGAAACTAAAAATGCTATAGAAATTGGTATAGACCAGAATAATAAAGTGTATACATTCAATAAAAGAATGGATATTTTACCGGAGTCTACACAGTTTATTGTCTTTGAAATTCCCAAATACGATATACTCAAA